TCGTTCTCAAATAAGAGAACACGAGAGGAAACACAATGTTAGGCAATGTGGGAACGATTATACAAGTTCTACAAAACCTAAATTTTGGGATAATATGATTAACAATAAAAGAGGATAATATGACAGAAGAAAGCACTCCTAAACAGGAATCAGCACCAGAAAAAGCACCAAATTTAGATGCAGTTTTGGAAGGTGCAATAAATCAAGCACTACCAACTGAAGAAACACCCACACCAGAGGAAGTTAAAAAAGCTCCTCAACCTGACACTCCACAAAAAGTGGATGAAACTAATTCCGAAGAATCTGATTCTGATTCATTAGACCAGGTAGCTCCTGAAAATGAAGAAGAAACCCAAGATTCTACTGAAAACCCTTCTGATGAAATAGATGATGCTGCTGTAGCTCATGTTCAAGGAGAGGATTCGAAAGAACCCCCACTAGAAGCTCCGAAAAACTGGTCAGAAGATGTAAGAAGCAAGTTCAAGGATTTACCTCGTGATGCACAGGAGTATATGCTAAAGCGAGATAAAGAGATGACAGCAGATTACACACGAAAGACGCAAGAAGTAGCCGAACAACGCAAAAGTTTTGAATCATTAGATAAAGTTATAGCTCCAATGAGACAGCAAATCGCAGCAAGTGGTGTAGGAGAAGCCGAATATATCTCCAGATTACTTAATGCAGATATGGCACTCAGAAATAACCCAAAAATGGCAATCAAACAATTAGCACAAGGTTATGGTATTGACCTTTCATCAATCGAAGAAACTGTGGATTGGAATGATTCCGACCCACAAATTGCCCAATTAAAACAACAAAATCAAGCAATACTTGCAGAATTAAATCAGTTCAAACAACAAAATCTGCAATCTGCTAGACAACAAACCGAAGCTCAAATCAATGGCTTTGCTAATACTAAAGACGATAAAGGCAATTTAAAATATCCTCATTTTGATAAACTAAGAGTTAAAATGGGTAATTTAATTGATGCAGGAGAAGCAAAAGGATTAGAAGATGCTTATGCTAAAGCTGTGCGATTAGATGATGAATTGTATAAACAATCTTTAGATGCACAAAGAAAAAGTGCCAAAGCTGAAGAAGATGCGAGAAGAAAGGCAGCAGTTGAAAAGGCTAAAAAAGTACGACCTAGAACAGCTACTGCACCACCTTCAGGTTCTGTTAAATCTACAGATTTAGATGCTTTGTTAATGGAATCAATTAGTAAAGCAGGGGTAACTAGATGAGTTGTGGGTTAACATTAACTTATAGAGAGGTATATTATGGCAACTTCGCCTAACAGTACATTTACTGAAATCGTTACTACTACTCTTGCTGGTTATTCAAAAACACTAGCAGACAATGTAACAAATAGTAATGCCTTACTTCGTCATATTGATGCAAAAGGCAACAAGCAAGTAGCTACTGGAAGAACCATTGTGCAAGAATTAGAATACGCAACTAACTCAACTGCAAAATGGTATAGTGGTTACGAAGTATTAGACACATCTACATCTAATGTATTCACAGCAGCTGAGTTTAATTATAAGCAATTAGCTGGTAATGTGGTTATATCTGGATTAGAACAGGTCGAAAACTCAGGAAAAGAAGCAATCTTTAACTTGCTTAAATCAAGAGTAAGAAACTTAGAGAAAACATTAAACAATACTATGGCTACATCTTTGTATGCTGATGGTACTGGTACAGATGGTAAAGAACTAGGTGGATTACAGTTGATAGTTCCTGGTACAGTCGGAAACACAGTTGGTGGTATTAACTCTACTACTTACACATTCTGGCAGAACCAAGTGTATGATTTTAGTACCGAGAGTGTAACTCCTAGTGCTACTACTATACAAACAGCTATGAACACACTTTGGTTAAGCACTACAAGAGGAGCTGATGTTCCTGATTGTATCGTAGCAGATACAAATTACTTTAATTTTTATTGGAGTTCTTTACAGACTAACCAAAGATTTACAAGTGATGATAGTGCTAGTGCAGGGTTTATGAACTTAATGTTTATGAACGCACCTGTGTTCTTTGATGACCAATGTCCAAGTAATAAGATGTACTTCTTAAATACGGACTATTTATTCCTTCGTTCAGCTCAAGGTAGAGAATTTACACCTTTAGGTGAGAAGGCTTCTGTTAACCAAGATGCTATGGTATTGCCTGTAGTATGGGCAGGTAACATGACCTGTTCAAACAGAGCAAGACAAGGCATCATACAAGCATAATAAGGAGAGAACATTATGGCTTATATTACTGGAATGGACAAAACTGAAGTTAGTGATACTGCTACTTTCCAAGTTGGTCAAAAAGGCATGGATGCAGCTGGTAACACCTTCAAGTATGTTCAATACGATACTGGTGCAGGAAGTGTTGCAGCAGTAAGTGGACAAGTTGCTTATTACTACGCACCTTCTGGTACATCTGCTGGTGCAGTAAATGTAGTAACAAGTGATTTATCTGATTCTAATGAGGTAGGTGCTGGTGTTTTACAATCTGCTCCAACAGACGGACAATATTGTTGGATACAGATAGGTGGAACAGCAACTCTAACTATTGCATTAACAGCAGGTGCTGATGGAGACCCATTGACACCAACAGGTGCTACTGATGGTACATTAGATGTAACAGCAGCAGCAACTTCACCTGTGTGTGCATTTGCTATAGATGCTTCAGCTAAAATAATTGCTTGTCAATTTGCTGGTTAGAGCATTATAATCGTGGGGGTGTAATTCCCCCACACTAATAGGAGGTTAAGAATGGCAGGAAATAAAAGAATAACAATTTACAGAGATGCTACGGATTCTTTTGATTTAGTAGAAATTAAATTAATAGGAGACCCTAATACTGTAATTTACAAAATGAAAGATAAAGAGGAACAAATTAAACAAGAGTTTCCTAATGAGTACAATGCGTATTACAAAAGCAAAAAACCAGTTAAAAATACAAAAAAAGAAACACCATTAACTAAATTAAAATCATTAAATATAAACAAAAAAAAGTTTTTTGAAATGGAAGGTATTAATTCTGTAGAACAATTAGCAGGATTATCTGATGGTGCTTGTCATGGTTTAGGTAAAGATGTATTAGACCATAGAAAAGAAGCTAAACAATTCTTAGCTGGTGAACATACAAAACCTCAACAACCTGTGGTGGGTGAATGACTTTACTTACAATATGTCAAAATGCAGCTAACGAAATAGGTGTACCTTCTCCTACAACAGTAATAGGTTCTACTGATACTACAAATATACAATTATTAGCAGCAGCTAATAGAGAAGGTAAAAATCTAGTATCTGGTTATGATTGGCAGGTATTAATTAAAGAAGAACTACATACAACACTTGCAGCAGAAAGTCAAGGAAATATGACAACCATAGCTTCTGACTTTTTACGATTTAGTAATGATACTATGTGGAACAGAACCACAGATAGAAAATATTATGGACCACTAAACAATGCACAATGGCAACGATTAAAAGCAAGTGTAAGTAGTGGTATAACAAACTATTTTAGAATAAGAGGTGGTAAGTTATTATTTAGTCCTACACCTCCTGCTGGAGAAACAGTTGCATTTGAATACATTATTAAAAATTGGGTTGACACTAATGGAGATGGTTCAGCAAATGCAACCAGTTATGCAGCAGATAGCAATACAACAGTATTAGATGAAGATTTAATTACACTTGGTGTAATATGGAGATTTTTAAAACAAAAAGGTTTGCCTTATGATAATCAGTTTCAAGAATACCGATTAAAATTATCAGAAAAGCAATCCAAAGATGGTGCAAAGCAAATCATTCGTATGGCAGGACCAAACAGACTATATCTACCTGTAAACGAACCAGAAGGTAACTTTTCACTATAATGCCTGTTAAAAAAGTAAAGGGTGGTTATAGGTTTGGAACAAAAGGAAAAGTATATAAATCAAAAGGTAAGGCTAAAAAACAAGCTAGAGCTATATATGCTTCAGGGTATAAAGGTAAAAAGTAATGGCAGTTTTTAGACCTACAGGAGAGAGTACATCTCAATCTGCACCTATTGGTGGATTAAACACAAGAGATGCTGTGGACTTGATGCCACAAACTGATGCTATTCGATTAGATAATTTCTTTCCTGGTTCTACAGATGTTAGCTTGAGAAAAGGTTTTACCAATCATGTTACAGGACTACCTAGTACAGTACAAAGTTTAATGTCTTACAGGTCTCCTAGTGCTAATAAACTTTTTGCTGCTAGTAATAATGCGATTTATGATGTAACAAGTTCTGGAAGTGTAGGTTCTGCACAGGTTACAAGTTTATCTAATGCACAGTTTCAAGATGTTAATTTTACTACATCAGGTGGTTCATTTTTATTTATAGTAAATGGTGCTGATGCACCAAGACATTACAATGGTAGTGCTTGGGCAACACCTTCTTTAAGTGGAGTAACAAGCTCTACAATAAACAATGTAACAGTATTTAAAGAAAGATTATTTTTCATATTTAATGATAGTTTAAGTTTTGGTTATTTACCTATTAACTCTGTAGCAGGAACAGTATCTACCTTTGCATTAGGAAGTGTATTTAACTTTGGTGGTAAATTAGTAGCTGCTGGTACACTAACAAGAGATGGTGGTTCTGGTTCAGATGATTATATAGCATTTATAACCTCAGAGGGAGAAGTGGCAGTTTATCAAGGTACAGACCCAAGTGATGCAACTAAATGGTCTTTAGTAGGTGTATTTAAAATAGCAAGACCTATAGGTAAAAGATGTATTGTAAATGTAGGACCAGAATTAATTGTCATTACAGAATCTGGCTTTGTACCTTTAACTAAAATGTATGCTGAAGATGAAACAAACTACGCAAAAGCTATATCAGATAAAATAAGTGGTAGTATATTAACAGCAGTAACAAATTTTAAATCTACCTTTGGATGGGAAGCTATAATTTATCCTAAAGGACAATTTGGTTTATTTAATGTACCTAATGATGTAAGTGGTTCTTTTGTGCAGTTTGTAGTTAATTTAAATACAGGTGCATGGGGTAGATTTACAGGACAAGATGCTCAATGTTGGGGTTTATTAGAAGGTGATTTATATTTTGGAGGAAATACTAAAGTATATAAAGCAGACAATGGATTAAGTGATGCAGGAACACAAATACAAGGTAATGCAAAAACAGCATTTGTATATTATGGTGGTAGAGGTACATCTAAAAGATTTACAGCTATACGACCTATAGTATCATCAGATGCAGACTTACCAGTAAGTATAGGATTTGATGTAGACTTTAATGATGGAACTTCTACTTATACACCATCTAGTGCTACTACAGATGGAGCTTCTTGGGATACAGCTACATGGGATGATGCAGAATGGGCAGGAACTATTGCATCACAATTAGTATGGAGAAGTGTTGCTGATATAGGATGGAACGCAGCAATACGCATACAAACCAGTACACAGGCACAAAGTATTAAATGGCATAGCGTAGATATTTATTATGAAAAAGGAGTAGGTTTATGATACTTACAGATAAAGTATGGAAACTATTAGAACCAGCTACTGCAATAGCTGATAATGTAACAAAAGAAGAAGTAGAACAAGGATTAAATGATGGTACATATCAAATATTTATGGATGAAAAAAGTGCAGTTATTACAGTAGGGTATAAAGATTCTTTGCGTATAGGTTTAGCAGGTGGGGAATTAAATAGTTTGAAAAGTTTAGAAAAAAAGATTATAAAGTATGCAAAAGAAAAAAAATATAAATGTGTTGACATTTTAGGAAGAATAGGTTGGGAAAAATCATTAAAAGGTTATAAAAGAAAAGCAGTTTTATTAAGAAAGGAAATAGCATGAGTTTTATTGGCAATATATTAAGTCCTCCAAAGCCACCACCAGCACCAGATTATGCAGGTGCAGCACAGGCACAAGGAGCAGCTAATGTAGAAACTGCAAGGTTAGAAGGTAGAATGAATAGACCTGATGTTGTATCTCCTTATGATATAACGAGAGTAACAGATTTACCAGATGATAGATTTTTACAGACTTATTCTTTAACACCTGAATACGAAGCACAAAGAGTAAAACAAGTAGGAATATCAGATGCGTATTTAGATACTGCTGGTAGATTGTTAGAAGGATTACCACAAGAAAGTTTTAGTTTAGCTAACCTTTCTCCACAACCAGGGATGATAGATAGAAGTAATTTTGCTCAAGTACCTACTATGGAAAATTTAAATGATTATGCAACTAGAGTTGAAACTGC